TTAAATAAGATTTATAAATAAATAAAAAAGGAAAATATATATTATGAAAAAATTTTTAAAACTAATAGAAGAAGTAGAAAATAAACTATTTTTAGAATGCGAAGATTCAGAATGTAAAGATTCGGATCTAGATTTAGAAGATCCAGAATTAGAAAATTCAAGAAAATGCTAATTTAAAAGAAGATTATAAATCAGATACTGTTAAATATATAGACTCTATATTAAAAACTGTTGATGATAGTAAAGCGGAAAAATTTTTAAAAGGTCTTCAAGATTTTGTTAAAGAAAATGACTTTTTAACTCCTGCTCAATTAAAAGGTTTAGCTCAATTTTCAAGAAAGAAATAAAAAATAATTAAATATTATGAAATTATCTGAATACATAAGACTATCTGAAGATTTTATACCTCCTGCTCCACCTGCAATGGATGTAGCTAATCAAGTAGCAGTATCTGATACTGCTACTGCTAGCGATAAGTCTAATGCAGATGCAATGTCAGCTACTGATTTAGGGGTTATAAAAGATCTTTATAGAGATGATACGAAATGTACAATTTGCGGAAATCTATTAATGGACTGTGATTGTGACTTAGAAGAATGCGAAGAAGATGTTAAAGAAGCTGTATCTAAAACTCCTGCAGAATTAAAACTGAAAAAGAAAAATGCTTTAAAAAAGAAAAAAGAACTTATACGAAAAATTGGTGCAAGTGAATTTAATAAACGTTTGAAAAAGGCTGCTAAATATAGGAACAAATCTTCAGTTAAAGCAAAAATTAAAAAGAATAGAATAAAATATAATAAAACTTCTGACGGTAAAAAAGCAAAAAAATTAATGAAAAAAAGATTAAGCTATGAATCAGTTGAAGAAGCTATAATTAAAAAAGAAAAGATAATAGGTGGAAAAGCAGATTTTAAAACATTAGATGATATTGCTAAAATTCATAATGTGTCATTAGATTTTATAAAAAGCCAATTTAATATGGGAGTAGAAGTTGAATTTGAACATACTAATGATAGAGATATTGCATCTGAAATAGCAAAAGATCATTTAATGGAATTGCCTGATTATTATACACGCTTAGAAAAAATGGAAAATGAATAATAATGAAATTTTATACAGAGGCATTAACTCTACAAGATTCTACTACCCAAGTTTTAGATATATTTGGGCAGACTGAAATATATCGATATCATTATAAAAATAATGGTGAAATAAGTCGATCTAAAAAAATTAAAGTCCCTTGTTTATATAATACTCGTTCAAGAATTCAAAAATCAATAGAAAGCAAAACTGGTACTCATACTATTCCATTTATTGGAATCTCCACTGGTAGCATTTCTGTTGATAGTGCAAGAATACATTCATCAAATGAAGGTGTATTGCACCAATTAGATGGAAAAGGTTATGATGCAGATTTTACTCCTCCTGTTCCAATTAATGTAGAATATAATATGACAATAGTAGCAAGATATCATTCAGATATCGATCAAATCGTATCATCATTTATTCCTCATTTTAGACCAGATATTAGTGTTATAATTCAAAATCCTAAAATAGAAAATAATTTTATTAAGACTTCATTAGAATGGGATCTTAGTTGTAATTATGAATTTCCAGAAGAAATAGCAGAAAGTGATGTTGCTAGAATTATAGTTACAACTTCATTTGTTCATAAAACATTTTTATGGGCAGGTATAGACAAGAGATTCCAAGATCCTTCTGAAGTATCTGGAAATAATTTTATCTCTTCTATTAATATTAATGATGGCTTAATTAATCCATATGGAATGGAATATGGTTCTCTAGAGCATTTTTATGACGTTCCTAATAATATGCCATTTGATGAATATGTTGAAAATATTAAAGCTGGAAAAATTAAAAAAGATGGAGATAGGCTAAACTGGGATATAGGTCAAAGCATTACTGGTGATATAAATGGCAATATAAGCGCTATAATAGAAGAAGTGCCAGAACATAGGCAAACTAAAAACTGGAATTTATAATGGCTAAAAAAAAATATGTACGTTTTTTAAATCAAGAAATTAATTCTGCTCAACAAGATTTATTAAAATCATATATGTCAGAAGCTATATATAGTTATGGAGTAGATTTTATATATTGGAGAAAGCATATAGATACTTTTCAAACTCCTGCAATATCGAGTGAGTTTTATAATCATACTTATGGGGAATTGCCAGATGCCCCTTATAATATAAGTGGAGAAATAATAGCCCATTTACAAGTTAATGCAGATGATTGGATTATGAGTCAAATGGGAATTCAAAATACAGGTGCATATACAATATCATTTTTATGTGACGAATTTACAGAATCGTTTAGACAAAAAATAGGAGTAGTTACATCAGGCGATATTAGTGGAATAGTATCTGGGAATATACCTGAAAATATAACAGGCGATTTATTAAACTATGAAATAGATGTAGCAGGAATAGTATCAAACTCAGATATAGAGGGTTATGTAAATCAAACTCTAACTTTAAACGATTATTCTACTTTTATATCAGATGTTCATTATAAAGAAATATCTCCAAATTCTAGATTTATTATTCCTCCTACATATGAAAGCACTTGTGAAATAACAGGTCAAGTAACTGGAAATTTATCCTTATATGATAGAACTTTATCTGGTATAGTTAATGGAAGTATTATATATAAAAATAATGTTGCTATAATGTCAAATCCTGATTGGAAATTGGCTCCTCAAGTAGGAGATATATTTGAAATGAAAGGATTAGATCCTAATTTACCTAGAGAGCAATATGAAGTTACTCGTGTAATTGATAAAAATTTAAGTGATGATGAGATGAATCCTTTATTAGGTAGATATATTTGGAAATGTGATTGTGTTCGTAGAACTCCATCTTCTGAAGATTTTTATTCGAATGATGAATCAGGAAATCCAATTGAAAATATGGGCGAATATATTGAAGATGGCACTAATGATAATTTATGGCAGCAATTAGAAAATGAAAATCTATCAAATACTATTTTTGATTATGAAAAACCTGAAGAAGAAGAGGAACGAAATCAAGACGATGTAGATATACAAAAAAGCAATTTTAAAGATATATCAAAAGTTTATGGCGAATATTAAAATTTTATAAATAATAAAAAGGAATAATTAAAAAAAATGAAAAAATTTAAACAAGCAATTAATGAAGCGTATAAAAAACTACAATTATCCGAAATATTTAATACAAATTTTCCAGTTAAAATAAGATCAAAAAATAACAAAAGAATAGAAGCTTAGTTATAATGCTAAATAAAAACGATAGTTCATATAATTATATTACAGACCCTGAAATGTTCAGGGAAAATAAATGGGTTTGTAATATAAATTTTAAAGGAGTAAATCCTATTCTAAAACAAAGAGAAATGAAATTAAATTTAACTACCTTTACAATACCTGAGCAAAACCTAACAACTCAAACTTTATCTTATCAGGGTGCAAAAATGCCAATTCCAGGTGGAGTTAGAGATGTCCCTCACATTATAACATTAGATTATATTTTGGATCAAGAGCTTAAAAGCTATAAATTTTTATATGATTGGTTTAAATTATTTGCAGATGAAATAGGAGCAGGATTTTCACCACAAACTAATGGAGTTCTTCAAAATGCTATAGTACCTGTTGAAATAATATTATTATCAGCATTTAAAAATCCGCTATTAAGCCTAAAATTTGAAGATGCTTTTATATCAAGAGTAGGCGAACTTTCTATGACATATGGTAGCTCTGAAGTAGTGAGCCATAGTTTTGATTTATCTTATAGCGTAATGAGATTAGTATAAAAGAATAAAATTTATTTCTTTTTAACTATTTTATCAGCTAATTTAGATTTTAAAAGTTCTTCAATTTCTGATAGTGCAGTTTCCATATCTAAACTTAAAAACATTTTTAAAGCAGGATTTTCAATATTAGAATCGATTAATATATCAATAAAATTTTTCAGAGTTGCATGCATTCCAATTTTTTTAATTTGTTTAGTGTAATAATCTAATTTTTCATTATAATCTTTTATAAATTTTTTGACAATTAATTCATTTGCTTTTTCTAAATTATCTATATCTTCTTCTTCTTGTGATGTGTCTGGATCTTTTAATTCTTCTTCTTCATTTAATTTTAAGTTTTTTCTTGTATTTTCATATAATCGAATAAATTTTTTCATTTTATATTTCCTTTATTTGCTTATTTAAATCTTTTAATGTTACTAAAGCTGTATCAGTATGACCAAATACATCTTTCATATGCATTACAATTTTATCATATGCATCTTTAACAATATTTTTAACACTATCTGAGACTTTATCTAAATTGGCTTCTATATGGATACCCGTAATAGCAGAAATGGTATGTATCGGGCCAGTTAATACATGTAGACTGGCCTGATCAAGTTTCAGTATAAAATCTATTAAATCTTCTTTACTAATTTCAGTGGACATAATTTTTTTAACTTCGGCTTTATCTTTCTTAATTGCCGCTTTAAAAAGTTTAGCCATACCTGTGCCAAATTGTGCAAAATATTGAATTAAACCTTTTCTTTTTTTAGTGTGCAATCCTAATTTACTTAGCCAATTCTCTTCGTTTAAACTATCATCAGCTAATATTAATATATCATTAAAACATTGTAATACATGCTCTTCCAAATAAATGCTTTCATATGCTTCATTTATTTGTCTGTTTATTTTATGCATAAGTTAAAAGTCGCATTTTAGCTTTATATATTAATTCACATATATCCCAATATTCCATATAAGAAGTAAGAGATAGTATACGCATAGCCATATCATCAAAATTTTCAGCTCTTCTAGTTTTAGGCCTGTTCCAATAATCATAATCTGATTCTGATATGTCATATGTCTCATTATGTACTAATCTTCGAGTTTTGCTTTCAGTTGCACTTGAATCTGATTTAAACCAATAAAATTCTAAAGCATTTTCCCTAGTTTTTGTATTAAGTTTATCTGCAAGATTTAAACTTACAAGAGCAGAAGGATCTATGTCATCTAATTTCTTTAAAACTTTTAATCCAATAGATTTTTTTGCTTCATTTATTTTTTGTGCTTCTATACTTTCATATAATTCTTGTATTTTCTCATTAAATTTTTTCATTATTTTTTTTCCTTGTTTTAAAGTTTTTCTAATCCGCTGTATAGATCTTTTAATATTCCAATTATAGCATTTTTCTCTGTGTCAGAATTAATTTCATCCCTATACTTAATAAAATGTTTAGCATTATCTAAAATAATATTTAATTTCCTTAAAACTAAAAATGCTTCTTTTTCATTAGTATATCCAAATTCATTATCTTTTTTAATATTATCTTCATCTATTTCATCTTCTATCTCTTTTATATGATTCCGAGTTTGTATTTTAAACTCTTTAAGTGTATTAGAATCTGAATATTTTATTTTTTCAAATGTTTCAATATTATCTGTTACTACTGGCTTAGCCTTAGGTGGTTTACTTAAAGAGTTTATTAATCTTTCTACACCTTGCATTACATCATTTTTTTCGCTCATAATTTATTCCTTTTTTTATTTATTTATAAAAATCTTTTATTGTCTATTTAACTTTATAAATAAATAAAACAAATAAAGGATGTCTTTATGAAAAATATATTAAAAACGTATTTCGAGTTGCGTCAAATACTCGTCAAAAATAAATTGCAAGAATTAGAAATTAGATCCGAAACACTTGCATTAATATCACCAATGCATCAACTTAAAGAATTTAAAACTCTAAATTTAGATTTTGGTAGACAAACTGGATCTACATACTTTATGTTAGATTGGCTCACTAAAGATAATAATATAAATGAAACTGTTGTATATATTCATTCACTTATTCAAGAAAAAGAATATAAAAAAATATTAATAGAACAAGGTTTTAATAATCCAATATTTTGCCATTATAGAAATTATGATGGTATTGATAAATCTTTATATAAATATGTAATTGTTGATATGAGTGCTTGTGTTAAAAATCAAGACTTAAAAAATATTAACAAGTATTGGGCTATAAATAATTTAAAATTAATGATACATATATAAGGAGGTCTTATGAAATTTAAAGAAATGCTAGAAAATATAAAAACTAATGAATTAATTAATGCAAAAATGTCATATTCTGCAATTGGAGGTAAAGACAATATTGGGAAGTTTAATTGGAATATGGATAAAAAGAAAATAATATTAAAAAATATTAAAAAACAAAAACCGATAGTTTGTTATAGAACATTTTCAGTATCTGAAAAAGAATGGCAAAAAATGTTTGATGCAGGTTATACTGAAATTGGAAATATAAATTTAGAAAAAGGTTTAACTTCATTTACTATAGATAAAAAAATGAAAACTAGATTTTTAGGTGGTAATGATGTTACAATAGAATTAGAAATAAAATTGAAAAATTATATTGAAATATTAGAAGATAGTTTATATCCAGAAGAGCAAGAAATTTTAGCTAATGATGTTAAATGGAAAGTTACAGCGTTAGATGAAGAAGCTAGAAATTGGTATATTATAGGCGAGCAAATATGAAAGCTTTATCAAATCCTGATGGATTTATAAGAAGTAATCCAAATCTAAAAGCACCTGATTATACAGAGTATGTATCTAAAGAAGAAGCTGAATTTAGAGTTAAAGAAATAATCAAGTGTAAAAACGATATTATCTATTTTGCGAATACCTATTTTACAATTATTCATATGCAGCGCGGTAAAGAAATAATTAAGATGTATCCTGAGCAAGAGAGAATGGTTAAAATGATGTCAAAAAATGATAGATTTATTGCATGCTGTGGGAGGCAAACTGGAAAAACCACTAGCTATACTATAGAAATACTACACTCATTAATTTTTAAAAAAGATACAAAAGCTTTAATATGTTCTAATAAAGCTGCAACATCTTTAGAAATTATAGGTAGAATACAATTAGCATATGAATTATTACCTCAATGGATTAAGCCTGGTATACAAGAATTTAATAAATCTACTATAACACTATCAAATGGAAGTAAAGTTAAAGGAATGGCAACTTCACCATCATCTGCTCGAGGTGTCGAGGTGAATCCGCGAATTATTTAATTTTAGATGAATGTCTTACTAATAATAATAAAATAACTATTAGAAATAAAAATACTCATGAAATATTAACATTAAATATTGATGAAGTATATAAACTTTTATTATAAATTTATAAATAAATTAAAAAGGAATAAAGGTAAACTATGTATAATATTAAAGAATTTATTTTAACTAACTTATGTACGCGTAAAGGTTATTTTAGAATGCCAAAAACTATAAATAAATTTTTAGAAGAAAATAATGATTATATTAAATATATAAATAATGCATATAGCGGTATTTCATTTATGGCAAAATGTTATTTAATTAAATGTGATTTAATTGATATACCAAAATGCAAAGGTATTGATTGTCAATTAAATGCAAAATTTGAAAATTTTTCAAAAGGCTTCCATAATACGTGCGGAAAAAATATATGTAGACAATCATATAAATCTCAATATATTAAAAATAAAAATATAGAAAATAATAAAATAGAAAAACAATTTAATTTTAATACAATAAATTTTAATGAAAAATATGATAATATTGAATTAAAAAATTGGCTATCGCTAAATGTTTTATCAAAATCTAAACGATATAAAAATATGTGGTTTATAAATAATAATCATCATATAAGATTAAATCAAATATATAGTAGAACTAATTATTTAAAAAAATCTGATCCATTATTAAAACGATTGCAACATATACAATTAGATATATGCTCTGAACAAGTATGTAAAATATGTAAAAAATCATTATATAATTTTTGGTTTAAACATAAATCGTATAAGTCTTATATATGTAATAGTGAATGTAATAAAAAATATAAATCTATAATAAATAAACTTGTGCATACAGGAAGAAAACATTCTGAACAAGAAAAAATTAATCGAGCAAATGCAATACGTGGTTCTAAAAGAACTTCAGAACAAAAACATACAATGAGTTTAGCTCAAATTAAATCAATGTCACGACCTGAGCTTTTATTAAAAATAAAAAACTCACGTATTAAAAACGGTTCAAATAAAAAACAATCTCTTCTTATGAAAGAAAAAATAAAGAATGGCGAATTTACGCCATGCATAACTAATAGTTGGGCTAATTCAAAATGCCGTTTAAAAATAGAAGGTTTTAATAAATTTTATAGAAGTAGTTGGGATGCTGCTTTTCAAATTTTAAATCCAGACTGTGAATATGAAACTTTAAGAATTCAATATATTTCACCAAAAGATAATCAGAAACATAACTATATTGTTGATTTTATTGATAGAGAAAATAAAATAATTTATGAAATAAAGCCTGAATCTAATAAAGATAATGAAATAGTAAAAGCAAAAGAAAATGCAGCAAAAATATGGTGCGAAGAAAATAATTATAAATTTAAATTTATTTCAAATGATTGGTTTAAAGAAAATGCAAATAAAATAATATATGAAAAATATGATGACAAAATTAAAAAAGGGATGAAACAATTTTTATGAAAAATACTTTAGATATTCATTATACAGATGAATGGGAAATATTAACACCAAATGGGTTTGTAGACTTTGATGGAATTAA